CTTAATCGTAGTTCCGGTAGACCTTGAGAAGACCGCTGAAATTCTGATTGGCAGCTCTTTGAGGCCGGGTACGGCTGATAATGACTTGAACTTCTATCAGAGGAAATTCCAGGTGATTGCTTGGGAGTATTACACAACCAACAACACAGCTTGGTTTTTGCTTGATAAAAGTCAGCACAAAATCAACTGGTTCTGGAGGATAAGAAACCAATTCAAGAATGACAGCGCCTTCGATACAGGTGCGCTCCTTTTCAAATCCAGAATGCGATATTCAGTCGGATTCTCCGACTGGAGAGGCGTTTGGGCTTCATTGGGAGGCGGAGCTGCATATTCGGGCTAAGTAATTTCAGGCCCTTTGGTGTCTGGGGCTTGAAAGTCTAAAAAAAAAGGTTGATAATTAAACAGCATGACAAAATTCGGCAGATTCAGGGGAAGAATTAAGGTAACTACTACACAGCCTTCCGATCCGGTTGAAGGCGATGAATATCTGGATACAAGTACTCTCAGATGGTACAGGTATAACGGTACTGCCTGGTATTATGCAGATATAACTACCAGTTCAACTTCAACTTCAACGTCGACTTCAACATCAACCAGTACGTCAACGTCAACTACAACTACTACTACCAGTACATCAACCAGTACATCAACATCGACAACTACGACAACGACAAGTACATCAACATCAACGTCAACGACTACAACTACTACATCTACAACGACTACAACGACATCAACAACATCGACAACGATAAGTACAAGTACAACGACTACAATATAATAGGAGGTAATATGTCACAAGATTTATTGATAAACGAAACACATTTTTCAGAATTAAGGGGAACGCTTAAAACGGCAACCAGTCATCCTGTTGACGGGGATGAGATTGAGAATATTCAAGCAGGAGATATGTATTTTAATGATTTTAACCAGACAATCTATTTTTACACAGGTTCTGCCTGGTACGGCAAGTCGGCAATAGCCTCTTAAATATGACTAAATTTGGTGCATATGCAGGTAAAATAAGGTCAGCGACAGCTGATCCGACAGACCCTGAAACAGGGGAAATCTATTACAATTCCACTGATAATAAGTGGAAAAGATATAACGGTTCTGCTTGGTATGAGATTTCTTTTACGGTTGTAACCACGACTTCAACTTCAACCAGCACGTCGACAACTACTACTACGACATCAACCACAACGACAACGACATCAACCACAACGACAACGACAAGTACATCTACGACTACAACTACAACCAGTACGACAACTACTACCACCAGTACGTCAACGACAACAACTACGACCAGTACGTCAACGACGACTACTGTTTAATAATTTGAAAGGAGTTTTATGGAAAAGTGTACAGTTTGCGGAAAAAGTATGCCTAGGCATATTATGGCAGGACATATGAAAAAAAGGCATGAAGGTGAAACCTTGTCGGCAAAACCACTTGAGGAAGCCAAGCCTGAAGTTCCTGTTGTTGATGCAGTTCAGGATCAAAGCACAGTCCAATCCGTCCCTCTTGATTTTGACAAGGTGATTATTTTCTGTCCCAAGTTCTTCCTGTCGCCTGACCGTGAAGCAGAACTTATCAAAAAAGGCATGCCTGTAGAGAAAAAGCCGACTCCCAATGTCATCAGGGATATGTTCCGCAAGATGTGGTGGTCGATAAAAAGGAATGAGATGAAGATATTTGAGAAGGATGTCGGGGAATACCTTTTAACTAAATTCGGCTTTCTGGTCAGGGTTCAGCCTACCGAGATTGACAAGTACAAGGCTATCCAGGCGGAAAAGGAATACAAGTGTCATGTCTGTCCTGTCGGTCAGTTTGAAACCGATACTCTGGTTGCTTACAAACAGCATATGCACTCCCACAACCTTTCCCCTGAAGCCCAAGCGATGATTGCTTCAATGGAAGCGGCCAAGCCTGATGGAGTTGTCCAGTCAGCCCAGGACATGATTGAGGGCAGGACTCCCCAGGTTGACCAGTATGCGGGTGCTCCGATTGGCGGGACTTACGACAATCCGATGGTAGACCAGGATGGGGTTGAATGGGTAGGCCCCGGATCGGTTAAAAGGCAGGGTATGAAACTTAGACCTAAGTTCGGAGCTGCAGGCGTATTCAGAGGAGGAGTTCAATAATGGATCAGTATTTCTCAAGACCAATTCATAGGACTGGAGCACAAGGAAGCGGCTATATGTTGGAACGCTCAACAAGAGTTGCTGCAATAACTGTAACACCAGGAGCTAGTGATGCTATTGCTACATTTACCGATGGAGCCGGAGGCCAGATTTTGTGGAAACAGGAAGCTGACAGTGCTTCCGGGTCAAGTAATCAGAGTTTCGGAAGTTATCCCCTGTTATTTAAAAACGGGGTATATGTCATTTTTGACCCAGGAGGGGATGACAATGCTTCTGTTTCCATAGCCGTAGTTGAACCTCAATCATCCGGTGCTTGATAAATTCCTTAAAATATGCTATAATATGATAGTTAAGTTAAATTCTGTATGGAAACAAAAAGTAAGAAAGTCCTCATCTTCACACAATTTTCTACTGCCGATGAAGCCTATTCCTTAAACCGTGTCGTTCAAGACCAAATCCAGATGCTTGTTACCAACGGCTACAAAGTAGCAGTAACTGTTGCCGAAGGTTTTACTCCTGTCGGCTGGTATGCCCATAAGGATGTGGAACTCCGGGGCATGACTACCGTTCCCTGCCATAATGAGGTCAAGAAAGACCCGACCTTTGAGAAGGATGTTGATGATCTAACAGAGGATATTAGGAAGATAACCGAGGATGTTGATTTTGTCCTTTCCCATGACCTTATCTATCAACCTTCAGCTTTGAAACACAATATTTCCTGCCGTAGAGTTGCTAAAGAGAGGCCAAAATTGAAATGGGCTCACTGGATTCATTCGGCTACCAGTCCCTATACCCTTGACAGATTAAGAGGCATATTCACTGATGAATACGCCAAGATAATCTCAGAGCCTTTCCCTAACTCCTATTACGTCTTTTTCAATCACTATTCAATTCCAAGGATTGCCGAGAACTTCAATGTTCCGCAGGATATAGTCAAAATTGTTCATCACCCAAGCGATGTATATAAACTGCTTAGGATTAAAGACCCGCTGGTAGTTAAACTGTCGGAGAAATTCAAACTGCTGGATGCGGAAGCTGTAGCCGTCTATCCTGTCAGGCTGGACAGGGGCAAGCAGGTTGAGGCAGTCATTAAGACTATGGCTATGCTCAAAGAGATGGAAGTCAGTGTCAGAACAATCGTCGTTGATTTCCATTCAACGGCTGGGGATAAGGTAACTTATCGGGATGAGTTGAAAGCTCTGGCGATTGATTGGGGTCTTAACCCGCAGGAGCTTCTCTTTACTTCGGAATTTGATCCGACTTGGGAATACCAGATTCCTCATGAGTCAACGGCTGAGATATTTTCCTTATCTAATGTCTTTATCCAGCCTTCACGGTCTGAAAGCTATTCATTAACGACACAGGAATTTATTATTATCACTCGAGGAGTATTAGTGCTAAACCAGGATTTCCCTCCTTTCAGGGACATATTTGGTCCTGACGCAATTTTTAGAAAATATAGTTCAAACATA